ATTGAGCAATCAAAACGACTAGCTGATGAAGTTTTTGATATGTAGATTAAATCTAACTACTTTTATATATCCTAATTGACGTATTAATTTACGTCAGTTTTGATATGTAATATTTTTTATTTTTGTTTATAAACAGAGGTTTAGATGTTATGAGCAACAAAGAAAATAGAATAAAATTATTGCCTGATGTTTTTATGTTGAGTAGTGGATTAGTGCAATTTAAATATGTTCAGGATATTGGCAGTGCAAACGATGTTAATTTTTGTGTTGGCATGGCTGGTGGTCATAAAGCGTTTGGTACACCAAGCCAATACGACGAATTTATGGATAAATATTTAACGTGGCTTGAAACAAGAAAGTCTTGATAAAAGCTAATTAACTGCTACTCTTAGTTAAAAAATAAGGGTGGCGGTTATGGCATTTGAGGGTGTAAGCATTGATATAATGCACAATTTTTTAATAGTCACAAGCGGACTAACTCAGAAGATTTTATTGCAAAAAAGTCTTAAATTTGAGAATCATCAAGAGTTAGACTGTTTTGTAAAAGAGTTAGAAAAAAAGGCATGGTTTGATAAAGACGCAAAAAACCTTGTCATAAATGCGGCAACATCCGCCATGAATGGGATTTGATTATGCTTAAACTATTATTAGTGCGTGAGATCAAGAACGAAAAACAAACGCATGGCCGATTGTTTAAAATTGGCAAGGATGATAAGCGTGAGTTTCTTTGCTATACACTTGAAGATAAAGAGCGGTTAGTAAAAGTAAAAGGTGAAACAGCGATACCAACTGGCAAATACACTGTAATCGTCACCATGTCGCCACGATTTAAAAAAGAACTGCCATTGATTTTGAATGTCCCTAATTTTAGCGGTGTTCGTTTTCATGGTGGCAATAACGAAAACGACAGCGAGGGTTGCCCTTTGCTTGGCATGGTTCGCCATAGCAACGCAATTTCTAATTGTGCACCAGCGGTTGCTTTAGTTACTAAAATGATTAAAGAAGCGAAAGAAGCGCAATTAACTATTGTATGATTCATGTCAGGGAATGGACGCCCCTTTTATGCCGCTACACACGCGGCTTTTTTATTGCCTGTTTTTTGATTGTTTAAAGGTAGTTATGTGTTATAATTAACGCGCCAATAATGGCACTACTTTGAGAGTAAACAAATGAACGATATATCCTTAAATCTCATTTCTAATGAGTTTCGCATTGATTCACGTCTTTTATCCCCTGAATTAAATCATCGCCACCGAACAATTTTAGAGTCAATTGATAAATACAAAACTCAGTTTGAGTCTTTAGGTTCACTTCCGTTTGAAACGGAAATGGGAACGCATGGCGGTATTCCTGTTCGTTATTTTTTGCTTAATGAAGATCAATGTTATTTTTTGCTAACATTGATGCGAAATAACAACCATATCATCAAAGCAAAATTAAACTTGGTTAAAGCTTTTCGTGACGCTAGAAAACAATTAGCAGAGCGAGATATTGCAAGGCTTACAGGTAAAGAGGTTCGCAAATTAGAAACTGACGCAATTAAGCACCTTGTTGAATATGCAAAAGCAAGCGGAAGTTCAAAGCCTGAAATGTATTATTTGGCTATAACAAAAATGACAAATAAAGCTTTGGGTATTGAATCAGGTCAACGCGACAATATGGATGCTAGACAGTTGCAGTTATTAAAACTTGCCGAAACATTAGTAGAGATTGCTATTAGAGACGGATTAAAAGCTAAACTTGATTACAAAGATATTTATATTTTATGCAGGGATCGTGTTGGTGATGTTTTAAAACAATTATTATTAAATTAATTTATCTTAGGCCGCCTAGCGCGGCTTTTTTATTGCCTGTTTTTTGAATTGTGCTATATTGTCTAACATATACAATCTGTTAGGTTGATTATTATGAAATATCAAATTGCTAGATTAAAGGAAGCCTCAACGTGGGCAGGTATTGGGCTTATCTTAACTGCTATTACCCCAGTATTGCCGCTTGCTTATGCAACGCCTGTCGGTGCATTAATTGGTGTATGTGGTGGAATTGCGTATATCTTGCGCGAGGGCAAGACAGATGCAAAATAATTTAGCCGATTCACAACAACATTTTGAGGGGGTGAGTGTGGCAGTTGCTAAAGCCTCTCCACCAATAGCGGTAAGTGGTTTAACGCTTGCTGGTGTACAGTTGCAAGATTGGCTAATCATGGCTACTCTGCTATATACAGTGATACAAATAATTATTGCACTGCCAAAACTTAAAAAGTCTTTTAACGAATGGCGCGATAAATGAAATACCTTAAAGCCTTTTTACAACTCTACTTAATATCGGGTATTTGTTTTATAATCGCTTTTGGTGTATGGTTTGTTTATTTAGCGTGGTGGATAATTGAGGGGTGGCGATAATGGGTGGCTTTAGCGGGACTGCAAATAGTATTCTTGTTTTAAATAATGATGCTGTACAAGTAGCATTAACTGGCACGGGTGCAAACACATCCGAAACTGTTTTAAAAACTGTCACATTACCCGCATTGGCTGCTAATAGCTCAATCGAGATTGATACGCTATTGACGTGGACAAACAGCGCAAACACTAAGACGTTACGCATTAGGCTTGGTGGATTAACTGGTGCAATTGTTGGCTCGTTTCCAGTTACAACAAACGCATCTCAACAAACAAAAACAATAGTACGCAACGTAAATAATACAGCAATACAAAAGATTTTTAGCATCGGCGCAAGTGTGGGATATGGTGTAAGCTCGCAAGCATTAACACAAACAACGGCAAACACTAGCTCGCCATTAACTTTAGTGTTTACGGGTCAATTAGACGCAGCAGCCGCCGCAGCATTAGATTCTATCAGGTATGAAGGCTCAACAGTTAAGGTGATTTTATGAGTAAGTTTACGTTATCTACTGACGCGAGCAATCGCACAGTTGGCACAACTCAAAGCGTTACAACTACGAGTGCAAACTATGCGTTAAGCAGTTTGGGTGCGCGTCAAGAAAGCATTAGAGTTGCTAATACTGGAGTGGTCGGTGCTTACTATGCGTTGGCTAATAGCTCAGTTACGGCGACAACTAATGATGTGTTTTTACCTGCTGGCTCTGTTGAGTTTGTGAGTATTCCCAATAATATCACTACGCCGAATATCGGTTTTATTACTGCATCGGGTACAACAGGTTTAAATATTACAAGTGGTAAAGAAAAAGTAAGCAATTGAGGTTTACACATGAAATTGACGATAAAGCAAGAAAAGTTTTGCATGGTCTACATAGAGACAGGCAATGCTTCGGAGGCTTATCGTCAGTCTTATAACTGTGAAAATATGAAGCCTGAATCTATCAACAATAAAGCCTATGAATTATTAAAAAAGGTAGAGATTGGGGCGAGATTAGACGAGTTAAGGGGTGAACACGCAAAACGCCACAATTTAACAATAGATGATTTAATAACAGAGTTAGAAGAAGCACGTCAAGCAGCATTATCAGCGATGGTTGTACAGTCTAGCGCAAGTGTTGCAGCAACAATGAGTAAAGCAAAATTGTTAGGATTTTTAGATAAAAAAGAGGAGGATAAATCTAGCGATTTAGTCGAGACTTTAAACAAACTCATTGATAAGATGCCAAACTAATGGCCGCGCATAATTTTGCTTTAGACCGTCAAATAGCAAGATGGTATAAACTAAAAGACCATCCGACTCAACTTGCATTAGTTGCAGCAGTACACGAAGGTATTAGATTCCCATTAGTGCCCGCAGGCCGCCGAAGTGGTAAAACAGAAAGATTCAAGCGTTTTTTAGTCAAAGAAGCTCACCGAAAAGTCGGGATATACTTCGCAGCCGCACCAACTTACAACCAGGCTAAAAAAATATTTTGGAAAGATTTAAAAGATTTTTGCTTAACATCTGCGTTGCCAAAAAAGCCGTCAGAAAGCGATTTAATAATTTATTTAGCTAATGGCTCAGAAATACACGTCATTGGATTAGATAAACCAGAACGTATCGAAGGTATTCCGTGGACGGGCGGTGGTATAGATGAGTTTGCAGATTTAAAAGATGGGGCATGGGAAGCGAATATATTTCCTGCACTTAATACTGTTAGCCCGTTAGACCCTGATTATTTGGCTTGGTGTTGGTGTCTAGGTGTGCCTGATGGTTTAAACCATTATTACGATTTATGCCAAGTTGCAGAAACAGGCGCAAGCTCAGAATTTAAAGTATTTCACTGGATGACCGAAGAAGTATTCCCTGAAATGGCAGCTAAAGCAAAAGCAGTTATGTCAGAGAAGCAATATAACCAAGAGTTTAGAGCAGCATTTGAGACGGCAGGTGGGCGGATTTATGAGGATTACAGCGCGTTAAACTACACAAACGAAACTATAAAATCGCATGAGCAGTTGTGTTGGATGCACGACCAAAACTATACGCCGCTATCGTCTGCAATCGGTGTACGTCGTGGGAATGATTTGTATTTGCTTGATGAAATTGTTTTAATGAGTGCGGTATCACGACAAAGCGCAATCGAGTTTGTAGATAAATATAAAAATCATCAAAATAAAAATGTGATTATTTATGGCGACCCTGCGGGTAAGGCAGGCGAAAAACACGGCCATGCGTCAGACTATACCGATATCGAAGATGTGCTAAAAAAGAATGGTTGGACATACACTAGAAAAGTCATGCCATCACATCCTGCGATTAAAGACAGACAAAACGCGGTAAGGGCAAAGATTAAAACAGCAAATGGCAATGTGTCGCTATTTGTAAACACAAAAACAGCATCATGGTGTCACAAGGGATTATCTACTGTACAATTGCAGAAAGGGTCAACATTTCAGGAAGACCAAACGAATCAATATCAGCACATTACAACAGCAATTGGGTATATGATTGCTGTAGAGTGGCCAGTCAAAGCGTTTAAAGAAGACATTAAGGCCGCTCCGATTGCATCAACAAACTTTTACGGCAGATAGAAAATGGCTATTAAAAACACAGCAAGATTACGCGCGGTACACGAAGAGTCGTTACGATTATTTGCAGAGGCGGAATCTGTTGCGCGTCCTGAACGTTTGCAATGCCTAAATGACAGGCGTTTTGTGTCAATTACGGGCGCAATGTGGGAGGGTGATTTAGCTAGTCAGTTTGAAAATAAGCCAAAGTTTGAAGTCAATAAAATTATGTTGGCTATTATTCGCATAATTAACGAGTACCGAAACAATCGGATTACTGTTGATTTTGTCAGTAAAGAGGGCGATGAGTACGATAAACTAGCAGAAACCTGCAATGATTTGTTTAGAGCTGATGAAATAGATTCATGCGCCGAGGAAGCGTACGATAACGCATTTGAGGAGGCTGTCAGTGGTGGTTTTGGTGCATATCGTTTATGTACTGAGTATGAAGATGAAGAAGATGAAGAAAACGACAAACAGCGAGTAAGAATATTCCCAATTTTTGATGCTGATAGTTGTGTATTTTTTGATTTAGCGGCCAAACGTCAAGATAAATCCGATGCAAAACATTGTTGGGTTTTAACATCAATGACACCAAGCGATTATATAGAGACGTATGGTGATGACCCTGCAACATGGCCAAAGTCTATAAATTCTCAACACTTCGATTGGTATAGCCCAAACACAGTATATGTTGCGGAGCATTACAAAGTCGAGAAACGTACAGAAACCGTTCGTATTTGGGAAACTATAGACGGTGAAAAAGAACGCTACACACAAGAAGATTTTGATGAAGACGAAACACTAGAAGAAAAGTTATTAGCTATCGGTAGCAAAGAAATCAAAGTCAAAAAAGTAAAAACCCAATGTGTGCATAAATACATTGAGTCGGGTGGCGGTGTTTTAGAAGATTGTGGAATTATTGCAGGTAAACACATCCCGATTGTGCCAGTTTACGGCAAACGTTGGTTTATTGATAATATTGAGCGGTGCATGGGTCATGTGCGTTTGGCTAAAGATGCTCAACGTTTAAAAAATATGCAACTCTCAAAATTAGGCGAATTAAGCGCACTATCGTCTGTTGAAAAACCAATTCTTGCACCTGAGCAAATTATGGGTCATCAACAAATGTGGGCTGATGATAACATTAAAAACTACCCTTATTTATTGATTAACCCCGTTACTGACATGATGGGCAATACTACACTAGCTCCCCCGATTGCCTATACTCGCTCGCCACAAATACCGCCTGCCATGGCTGCATTGCTGCAAGTCACAGAGCAAGATATGGCAGATATATTAGGAAATCAGCAAGGCGGCGATGAGATTGTATCTAATATCAGTGGTAAAGCTGTTGAGATGATTCAAACTCGTTTAGATGGCCAAACGTTTATCTATTTTTCAAACATGGCCAAGGCTAAAAAGCGTGGCGGTGAGATTTGGTTGTCAATGATTCGTGATATTGCGGTAGAAGAAGGCCGCAAAATGAAAGGGGTCAACAAAAACGGAGACTCTGTAACTATTGAGCTAATGCGTCCGATGGTCAATGACAAAGGCGAGACCGAAATAGAGAATGATTTAAGTGAAGCCGATTTTGACGCGGCCGCAACTATTGGCGCATCAAGTGCAAGCAAACGCCAAGCGACTGTGCGCTCGTTAATGGGTATGATGCAAATTACGCAAGACCCTGAAACATTGCAAGTGTTAGGCGCGATGGCAATGATGAACATGGAAGGCGAAGGCATTGCAGACGTGCGCGATTATTTTAGAACTAAAATGATTAAGCAAGGCGTAGTCAAACCATCACAAGAAGAGGCGATGGCGTTGGCGCAAGAGCAAGCTAATACACCACCCGATGCAAACCAAGAGTACCTAAAGGCCGCAGCCGAACAAGCACAAGCCGAAGCTACAAAAGCAAGGGCCGACACGGTATATACCATTGCTCGTTCCGAAGAAACCAAAGCCAAGACAATTAAAACACTTAGCGAGGTTGATGATTTAGAGCAAAAGCAAGCGTTAGATTTAATTGATAAAATGCCGCAACTTGGTAATAATATCCCTAGTCAACCCGTGTCCATGCCGCAGCAAGTTGGCACCATGCAGAATCCACCGTCTGCCCCAATCGGTGAGTTAGAGTGATAAATTATGACTATTGAAAACGAAGAAATTAACAACGAAGAAACATTGGAAGTTGAATCGGTTGAACAAAACGAAACCGAGCAACAGGAAGTTGAGCGGGTAGAGGATGATGAGGTTGTCGTCTCAATCGGTGATGAAAAGACCGATGATGACGAAACAGAGACCGAGCAAGCACCGTCTTGGGTTAAAGATTTACGCAAAAAGAACCGTGAAGACCAGCGCAAGATACGCGAGCTAGAAGAAAAGTTGGCAAAAGTTAATGCACCACCTGTTGAGCAAAAAACAGTTATTGGCAAAAAACCGTCAATGTCTGATGATGATATTGATTACGATGCCGACAAATTTGAAGCCGCACTACTTGAATGGAATGAACAAAAACGCAAGGTCGAACTAGAACAGCAAGCAGAAATAGCAAAACAGGAAGAGCAAAAGAAATCTTGGCAGGCGCGTTTAGACGGCTATGAGTCAGCAAAAAAAGAGTTAAAAGTAAAAGATTTTGACGAAGCTGAAGATGTTGTGCGCTCATCGTTTGACGTAACGCAGCAAGGCATCATTGTACAAGGTGCAGACAATGCGGCTTTAGTTGTTTTGGCACTTGGCAAGAACAGCAAAAAAACAGCAGAGTTAGCAGCAATCAAAGACCCTATTAAATTCGCGTTTGCAATAGCAAAACTGGAGACTCAATTGAAAGTTACCAACCGCAAAGCACCGCCACCACCTGAGCAGAAAGTGGCAAAGAGTGGCAATCCATCCACAGCTTTAGATAACACGCTAGAAAAATTACGAGCAGAAGCTGAAAAAACGGGTGATTATTCTAAGGTTATGGCTTACAAACGCTCCAAAAAAGCGTAAACTGTTTTTATAAAGGTATCGTCAGCCTAAAGTGATAGTCTTAAAAGGTTCACCGTCCTGCCTAAACTGGATGAGTAAGTAGCGGCAAAATTGCCATTGTTTATTTATTTTTATAGGTGACTATCATGTCAAACGCATTTAGCAAAGAAGAGCGCGTCGCATTTGAAAACGTATTAGAGGGTTTTCAAGACGCATTAGTATTATCCCGTGCAGCATCCGTTTATCAAACAGACTCCACAAGTATGGAGCGTTCGAGCGATACCATTTGGCGTCCTCAGCCTTACATCGCCCAATCATTTAGCGGTACTGACCAAACATCTAACTTTCAAGATAACACGCAGTTATCCGTACCTGCATCGCTTGGCTTTAGTAAAGCAGTCCCTTGGACTATGACAGCCAAAGAAATGCGTGATGCAATGCAAGAAGGACGTTTAGGCGATTCCGCAAAACAAAAACTTGCATCCGATATTAATGTGGCTGTAATGAATGTCGCATCGGCTCAAGGCTCGTTAGTTGTTAAGCGTACTGTTGCCGCTACTGGTTTTGATGATGTTGCATTATGTGACGCAATCATGAACGAGCAGGGCGTTCAATCGTTTGACCGTTATTTAGCATTATCTAGCCGTGATTACAACAACATGGCCAGTAATCTAGCTAACCGCGGTACGATGAACCAAAAACCAACAACAGCGTATGAAAAGGCTTATGTGGGTAATATCGCAGGTTTTGAAACTTACAAACTTGATTACGCTAACCGTATCGCAGCCGCAGGCGGTGGCGGTAGTTTAACAGTCTCTACGTTGGTAGGTGCAGCAAACTATTACACACCTCGTTCCACAAGCACGG